GGCGATAACTATACAATCGTTGTGGAGTTTAGATAATTTATAAATAGTAACTAAGAGAGAGAATCTATGAAACTAATTAGAGAAGAAATCAATGATGCTACTTACCTAGTTGAAGAAAACAACGGTAAGAAAGAATACAAGATTAAAGGAATATTTCTACAGTCTGAGATTAAAAATAGAAATGGTAGAATTTATCCTACAGAGGTTTTAGCTAAAGAAGTTAAAAGATATAACGCAGAATTTATCAATAAAAGTAGAGCATTCGGTGAGTTAGGACATCCTGACGGACCAACTGTTAATTTGGAAAGAGTTTCACATATGATTAAGAAACTTTATCCTGAAGGTAAAAATTTTATTGGTGAGGCAAAAATAATGGACACACCATACGGTAAGATTGTAAAAAGTCTTATTGATGAGGGCGCCAAGTTAGGTGTTTCATCACGTGGTATGGGTTCATTAGAGCAAAGAGGTGGTTCAAACTACGTAGGAAGAGATTTCTATTTAGCTACAGCTGCCGACATTGTTGCAGATCCTTCAGCTCCAGATGCTTTCGTAGAAGGCATAATGGAAGGCAAAGAATGGGTATGGAATAATGGCGTTCTAATCGAACAAGATGTAGATTCTTGGAAACAAGAGTTGATTAGAACAAAAAAACACGAAATGGCTGAGAAAAAAGCTAAAGTTTTTGAGGATTTTCTAAAAAAACTATAATTTCAAAGTTAAGGATATTATAAATATCTAGTAAAAAGAGAGATATTTTTAATTCGAATTAAAACTATAAAGGAGTAATCTCAAATGGCTACAGAACAAGAAAATAAAGTAGTAGAGCAAGAAGTTGTTGAGAACGAAGCTGTAGTGGAAGCTACTGCTAATCCAGACGCTGACGCTCCAAAAAAGAATGCTGTAGCAGCTGAACCTTCTCATTTGTCTAACGAGGCGGAAGATTTAGGTCCAGCGGTCACTAAACCGACTGACAGCAATCCAGATGCTACTAAAAAGAATAAAAAAGTTTCCGACGCTGTAAATGCAAAAGCTAACGATGGCGATGCTAGTGGACAACCAGACACAGAAGCTGGTGTTACTAAAGTTGCTGTTCCAGGCACTAAAGCGGAAGAAGTTGAGCCGAAAGAAGAAGAACTTGACATCTCTGAAGATGTTAAAGCTTTAATCGGTGATGAAAATTTAACTGAAGAGTTTAAAGAAAAAGCTGCTACTATCTTTGGCGCTGCTGTAAAATCACGTATTGCAGAAGCTAAAGAAAAAATGGAAGCAGACTATTCAGAAAAACTTAAAGAATCAGTTGAAGCCTCAAAAGTTGAAATCGTTGAAAAAGTTGATTCATACTTAAACTACGTTGTAGAAGAGTGGATGAAACAAAACGAAATCGCTATTGAAAGAGGAATAAAAGGCGAAATCGCTGAAGACTTTATTGGTGGTCTAAAAAAATTATTTGAAGATCATTACATAAATGTTCCAGACGAAAAATATGATGTATTAGAAGATCAAGCTTCACAAATTGATGAGCTTAACAAGAAATTGAACGAGCAAATCGAAAAGAATGTTGAACTAACTAAAGTAAACGGTGACCTTACAAAACAGGATATCGTTGCTGAAGTATCTGAAGGATTAACAGATACACAAAAAGAAAAATTCAACAAACTTGCTGAAGAAGTCGAGTATTCTAATGCTGATGACTTTAAGAAAAAAGTAAGCACAATAAAAGAGTCTTACTTTACTGAATCAAAAGAAATTTCATCTAACAATGAAATAGATAATGTTGCTGAAGGCGAAACAGAGGATTTGAATTTATCAAGTTCAATGAGCGCTTATGTAGCTGCAGTATCTAAAACTAAAGACATTAAGTTGTCGAACAAATAAGGGAGATAATAAAGATATGTACTTATCTGAACAACTAGTTAAAAAATGGCAGCCCGTACTTGAACATCCAGAACTCCCAGAAGTAACGGATAGTTATAAAAAGGCGGTAACTGCTGTGATCTTGGAAAACCAAGAAAAAGCTATAAGAGAAGATAGAGCATTTATGTCTGAAGCTGCTCCACAAAACAGCACAGACGCTTCTTACGTACAGAATTGGGATCCAATCCTAATTTCGTTAGTTAGAAGAGCAATGCCAAATCTAATCGCATACGACATTGCCGGTGTACAACCAATGACTGGTCCAACTGGACTAATCTTTGCTATGAGAGCAAAATACGCTTCTCAAAACGGTACAGAGGCATTATTCAACGAAGCAGACAGTGATTTCTCATCACGTAACGCAGCTGGTGATTCAACATTACCAGGTGTTGGTGGTGCAGGTTCATCTGCTCAATCAGGAACTAACCCAAGTGTTCTTAACGACTCACCTGCTGGTACTTACACAACTGGTACTGGTATGGCAACAGCATCTGCTGAAGCATTAGGAGATTCATCTTCTAACTCTTTCGCTGAAATGGCTTTCTCAATTGAGAAATCAACTGTTACAGCAAGAAGCAGAGCGCTAAAAGCTGAGTACACTATGGAATTAGCACAAGACCTTAAAGCGATCCACGGTTTAGACGCAGAAACAGAATTAGCAAACATTCTATCTGCTGAAATTCTTGCTGAGATTAACAGAGAAGTAGTGAGAACTATTTACACTGTTGCTGAAAAAGGTGCTTCTGCTAACACAGGTACTGTTAACACAACAACTGAAGGTATCTTTGATTTAGATACAGACTCAAACGGTAGATGGTCTGTTGAAAGATTTAAAGGTCTTATGTTCCAAGTAGAGAGAGAAGCTAACGCTATCGCACAAAGAACACGAAGAGGAAAAGGAAACATCTTAATCACAAGTTCAGATGTTGCTTCAGCTCTTCAAATGGCTGGTGTGCTAGACTATGCTCCTGCTCTAAACAACAATCTAAGCGTTGATGACACAGGTAATACTTTTGCTGGTGTATTAAACGGTAGATACAAAGTGTACATTGATCCGTATAGTGCTAACAATGCGGCTTCACAATACTTTGTTGTTGGTTACAAAGGAACAAGTCAGTATGATGCTGGTATCTTCTATTGTCCATATGTTCCACTACAAATGGTGAGAGCAGTTGGTCAGGATACTTTCCAACCAAAAATTGGATTTAAAACACGATATGGTTTACAAGCTAACCCATTCGCTGAAAACTCAGGTTCAATTGATGGTACTGGATCAGCTAACGCTAACAGATACTACAGAAGAGTAAAAGTTTCTAACTTAATGTAAGAAGCTTACTCTAACGGGTAAAAATTTAAAAGGGGGAGTGTGAAAGCGCTTCCCCTTTTTTTATGCCTCCGGTTAGGATAAATAGTAATATGAAAGATTTACTTAAACAATATGCTTGGATATTAGGTTTATCAGCTGGTATAATGTTAGTTGCTATAATCACGTTTCCTGGACCAGAGAAAAAAGAAGATTTTTTATTAGAGAAACTTGAAGAAGTTAAAAAACAAAAAGAAATACTTACTGAAAAAGAAATAAAATTAAAAGAATTATCCACTCAAAAAGAGTGGGAAGAGGTAGATAAAAAAGATGACAACAACTAATTCTTATAGCAGACAACCTACAAAAACAGACTATGCAAGTCCTACCAGTTTTAAGTTTTTAATATCAAAACTACCAAAAGTCGAATATTTTTGTACAGCAGTTAACGTACCTGGTATTACATTAAATACTATAGATCAAATGACTTCTTTGAAAAATATTCCTATACCAGGTTCTAAGTTAGATTATGCAGATTTAAACGTATCTTTTTTAGTAGATGAAGATTTACAAAACTATGAAGAAATACATAACTGGATTGTAGGATTAGGATTTCCAGAGGATAATTCACAATTTGCAAGTCTATTATCATCAGGAGGTGATAGATTTCCAACGTCTAATGCTAATGTAAACACTGAACCAGGTAAAGTGAAATATGGCGCTCCAGACGCAGGAGGATCAGTTTCCGACGCTACTTTAGTGGTGCTTTCAAGTAAGAATAACCCTACAAAAGAAATAAGATTTAGAGATATATTTCCATCAGCAATTGGTGGATTATCATATAATCAACAAGCAGACGATATAAGTTACTTATCGGTTGATGTTACATTTAAATATTTGTACTATGAATTTGCAAGTGTGAACGCAAGAACAAATACTGTTACACATACTTAAAAGCTTGATTTTTTTAAGTTTGTGTGATATAATAAGCATATTATGGAGAAATTATGGACATAGAAAAGTTACAAGAAGAAGCAGATAAAGATTTAAAAATTAATGATACTGAATTGGATATAGAATCTTTAAAGACACCTCAATTACACAATAAGTATCTAAAACATTTCAATAAATTTAAGTTAATGTTAACAAAGGCTGAAACAGACCTTTCAGTTTTAAAAAGAGATAAGTGGGAATATTATACAGGCAAATCTAGTCCTGAAGTTTATAAAGAAAAACCATTTGATCTAAAAATAATGAGAACAGACTTAGACAAATATTTAGATTCAGATGAAGAATTACAAAAGGCCATTCAAAAGGTAAAATACTTAGAAACAGTTATAGATTTTTTAGAAAGAACATTAAGACAAATATCAAATAGAACATTCACAATTAAAAACGCTATTGACTGGAGAAAGTTTACCTCTGGAGCAATCTAATGTACTTAGATAATAATCATTGTATATCTATCGGAGCTTTTGATAAAGAGTTTTGTGATAATATTATTTACATTGGTGAAAAATTAAAAATAGATCAAGCAAGAATACAAGACGGTAATAATGCAAATAGAAGTGGTAAGGTAAGTTGGATTAAAGACAACAAAGTTTTAAATAATAAAATTCTAAAGACAATTGAACAACATAATAGAAGAACTAATTGGAATTTTAAAATAGATAAATTAGAACCTTTACAATATTCAATCTATGGAATAAATGACCATTATGATTGGCATATAGATTCACATACAAAACCCTATGATGATGGTAAAATAAGAAAAATTAGTTTCACAATAAATTTAAATGAAGATTATGAAGGTGGTGAGTTTGAACTATGCACACCTACACCTAAAAAATTAGATAAAAATATTATACTAAATGATTTAGTGTTAGGTACGGTAATATCCTTTCCGTCTTTCATATGGCATAAAGTACATCCTGTTACTTCAGGTGTTAGAAAGGTTTTAGTGGGTTGGACACTCGGTCCGACATTTAAATAAGAGGATAAATAAAATTTATGTTAGTTAAAGAACCATATTGGGTATTTGAAGGTGCTTTAGACGCCGAAGATTGTCATAAGATAATTTCTATTGGTAATCAAAAAATAAATGAACAGATAGCACAAGGCAATTCTACAAGAGCTATAACTAGAGGTCACATTGAAAAAAGTGATGACAAAACAGTTCCTCAAACCGATAAAACGGTTGAAGAAATGCAAGTTGAAGGTTTAGATACAGAAAAAACATATATTAGAGATAGTGAAGTTGTTTGGTTAAATGAACCTTGGTTGTATGATTTAGTTATGCCTTTTGTACACAAAGCTAATAAAAATGCTGGATGGCATTATACTTTAGAAGCTTCGGAAGATTTTCAATTTACAAAATATGAAAACACAGGATTTTATGGTTGGCATAATGATGGTGCTACTGATTGGCACGCCAGATATAAAAGACTAATACCTGGATTACACGGACAAGAAGAAAGTAAACTACAAGAAGGGTTTACTATGAATAAAAATTACATAAACAGAATTAGAAAATTAAGTGTTACTATAAATTTAAATCCTGGCGAAGATTATGATGGTGGTAATTTAAAGTTTGACTTTGGTCCACATTCACACGAAAGATTTTCAGAGGTTACACAAGCAAGAGTACAAGGATCAGTAATAGTATTTCCTTCTTTTCAATATCATTGTGTAACACCAGTAACAAGAGGAACTAGATATTCACTAGTTTTATGGAGTTTAGGAGCACCTTTTAAATGAGCGATTCAATTAAATTTTTTGAAGAAAATAAATATTTAAAAATAAACAATATCATAGATAAAAATGTTTGTATTTTATTATATGAGCATATTAAAGATCAAGCAACCAGATTGTGTTTATTAGAAAATAATGATTTAGAATATGAGGGAGAATATCACGGAACATTTGAAGACGCACAAGCTCCAGGTGATTACAGTAAATACGGTGACCCTATCTGTGATACTTTATTAAAATTAATTATGCCTGAAGTTGGTAAATTAATAGGTAAAAAATTAGTACCTACTTATTCATATCATAGATTATATACTTTTGAATCGGAATTAATTAGACACAAAGATAGAAAGTCTTGTGATTTTTCTATGACATTATGTTTAGGTTATAATAATGAAAATATACAGAATGGTGAAAGTTATAATTGGCCAATGTTTGTTTTAGATAAAAATGGTAAAGATGTTCCCATTTATATGTTACCAGGTGAAGCTATAATTTATAGAGGTTGTGATGTTATACATTGGAGAGAACCATTAAAAGGTTTAAATCACGCACAAGTATTTTTACATTACAATGAAGATGATGGTGTCAATGAAAAAAAATATGATGAAAGATTTTACCTAGGTCTTCCCACCAAATATAGACCAAATAACGACTAATAAATAGTATATAAGATTGGTTTATTATGACACTGACAAAATATATTATTATTGACAAAAAAGATGAGGTCTATTTAAAGATAGAAGCTGATGCTGATATTCGTAGAGAATTATCAGAATACTTTACGTTTGAAGTTCCAGGTTTTAAATTTATGCCTCAGTTCCGTAATAGAGTATGGGACGGGAAAATAAGATTATTTTCATATGCAAATGGCCAA